GCCAGTACGCCCTGAAACGTGATGTCGAAGTCCAGCACCAGTCCCGTGAAGCTCCCCTCCGGAAGGTAGGCCCACCGTGGATGGCCGAAGAAATCATCGCGATTCCACAAAACCAGCACCGCGAAATCCGCCGCATCCCGGAACACTCCCGAAATCGTGAACCCCGCATCGGACGCTCCCCAAAACGCCGCTCCGGCCCCGTACGCGCTGACCCCTTGCAGATGCATCGTGCGATGCGGTTGGAGTTTGTAAATGGCTGTGGTGAGAAGACTCATGCGAATGTAGTTATAACCTCACGGTTGCAGTCAGGCGCTTACCCGGATAACTCGATCCGACAGCCGTAATGTCCAGCGTGATTGGCTGTCCCGTTTGAATTACAAGCCCCATCACGCCTGGATTAGTCGTCATGTCCAAGGTGTTGGACACGACCTGTCCCGTAGGAATCGTCAGAGTGGCAATCGCGGCCCCGTTCACGTTTACCACGCAAGTCAGCGGAGACCCGCCCGGAGCCTGCTCCACGGTTGCGAAGATGTCCCGCACGCTGCTTGACCGCGGCAGCGTCGCAGCCGGAACGGCATTGCTCTCGATAGCCACTACGCCATCTACGGTCAAGTCGATCTGCCCACCGGAAAGCGTGCGTAATCCATTGTCAGTTGTTGACGTCAGGCAAACGGTTGTGGCCGGGCTGCTGCCCCGATTATTTGTGACAAACAGGTCGGCGCTCGCTATCCGCACGTTTGGCAGAAGAACCGGATAGGTCCAGCTCCCGCTGTACGGGCTCCCAAAGAATTCCGGCGGGAAAGGTGCGATTACGCTTTTGCCCACCAAGAGATAAACCGGCGTGCCCGCCGCGTGAGCGCTAGCCAGGCTTCCATGCACTCCGCGGGTTACTTGATACTGCGTACCATTATTAGTCACTGCTTCGATGCGGAGCACCTCTGCATCGATTTGAATAAAGCCGCCGGGCTGGCCGGGTCCCGCAGAGATCAGGCTCAACGCGGAATCCCCAGTTCCCACGGCTGTTGTCAGCAGACTGGCCGGCGTCGGCTGCAATTCGTCCCAGTAATGCAGGGTCAGGGTAGCAGCGGAGATCGCTCGCGTGTTGGTCAAGTCCGTGAAAGAGACACCGTTCAGCTCGAGCGTGCCCCCGCGCTGGCCAGCGCCCAGCCCGAAGAAAGGTGACGGAGGCACATCGGCGTCGGCCGTTCCGAAGCCCCCGATCGTCCAGCGCGTTACGGTGGAGAGCTGCGGTTCGCATTCAAGGTCGTTCACATTCGCCGCGCGGCCGCTGATCTGCACCACCGCTCCCGACTGGTTCAAGATCGCAAACTGCACCGGGCTGCTCTTCGTCTGTGCCCCAAAACGCCAGCCGGCCTCTGCCACCACGAAGAAACTGGTGGCGTCCGGCGCGAGGCTCCAAGGCGGCGCCACGGTCAACGTAGTAGCATCATTTGCGGTGATCGCTCGCTCTTGTCCCTCGCCCGTGCCGCGCGTAATCCGTGCAGTCATGCCCCGATAACGGTTCGGCGCCATTCCCAACGTGCCGTTTCCGGCCGTTGTCGTGGAGTACACGGTCGCCGCGCTCTCCGGTTGCAGTTCCATACGCCAGTAAAAGTTGGCGTGGTCGAAATTGGGGTCAGGGGGCGCTATTAATTGTTTAGCAAGGCCGGCGTCGGTAAACCGACCCGCCAGCGCCTGGTTCGAGGCGATTCGGAACAACTGCGCCGGTGTCGCGCCCCGGTAGACGTGAAACGTTTGGGTGCCTGGCGCAAAACTCAAACTAGAAAGCGTCACGGAGCTTCCATCATTCATGATGACTGCTCGCACGATGAAAGATAGAACGCTCTCTTGCGAGGCGCTGTCCACACCGGTAACGGCATAGTACAGCGTCTGCCCGCCTTTGAGCGTTCCGCCGGAACCGACGCTGGTTATAAGTTCGATTAGGGGCATCCCAGGGCCGGCGGCCGGCGCAATGGCCGGTGGATCGAAACTCACGGATACGCTGGTCTCCGTCGTGCCATCGCTACTCGTGCCCGTCAGTTCCTCTACGCCAAATTGGATGTCTCCGTTAACGTCAAGCACGTTGCCGAGCAACGGTTTCGGAACGCCGATTCCCGCGCCTCCTTGATGCGTGGTGCCCGAGGCCGATGTTCCCTGGCCGTTTGTATCCGCATACCATGCGTCATCGTGAATCTGTGCCGTAATCGTCGAAGTCCGGTAATTGGTGGCCGGCGAGATCTTTGAAACACGAAAGGGTTGTCGGCTGAAGCCCTCTTTCAGGTAAGTCACCGTAACCATGTTGCCGGGCCGAATGCCCACTGCTCTCACGGTGGTTTCGAATTGGATGTAGGTATTCCCGTGGATAGATTTGTCGAGATTGAACTTCAGAATCCGGGCCGCCTGGTCATAATGTGGAAGCCCTAACGCCTGCAATGTCGTGGAGATTTCCTGACCGGCCAGCGCCACATCGCTCGGGTCCACCATTGAATAACTATCCTGCTGGTAGCCATTCAATGAGTCCTGGAATTCCACGGTCAAACTGTTCGGTGTATCGGCGGTGTTGCGTGACGACACCACGACACTGGGTTCCCCGTTGGGGCGCCGCAGGATTCCTGAGACGCCCGTGGACCCATCGCCAAATTCGTAGCTCGGCCAGCCGCCATTCAGAGGCTCGGTGCTGTTGGAGCCAGCGGGCATGGTCGGCTGCTCGAGTGCGATCGTATTCTGTACCTGTAACTGCAGTACACCGGCAGGCCCGTAGGTCAGGTAGAGCCGGGCAGTATTTCGGATGCCGCGCACTACGTCTCCGCCGCTGCGCCTGGTTTGCAACACCAGGTTGCACTGAAACCGCGGAAGGGTGATCGGGTTACCGTTCAGATCCGTGGCACTGATCGGCTCGTCGCAGAATGCCGCGGCCGCCGCGAAGCTGGAAATGTCGATTTCCGAGGCCGCCCATCCGGTCCGCCGGAGAATGTCCAGCAGGGCCCAGGCGGGATTGCTGGAAAATTGCTCACTCAGGTAGCTCCCGTCGGCCGCGTATACCGGCAGCTTCAGACCCTGTGCCAGGACCTTGACCGTAGCCAGTGATGTCCCGCTGCTTAACCGCGTGGGGACCACCACGACTAGGTAGGCCATGCTGCCGTACGGATCTCCGCTAGGAGTCCCGCTGGCATCCACGAAGTTCAGATCGAATCCGCCATCGCGTGTTCCCAATGTCGGAACGTTGTACCAGCCGGTGCCCGTCATATTTGTGCCGGTCACTCCCAGCGGGATTTCGACGTCATTGACCAGAACCTTGAGCACCCCCAGTATTTCCCCGATTCCCAGCAGCACTTCCATCCTGGTCAAGTTACCGTCATTGCGGGCGAATACCACCGGCGGCGTGATCCACGCAGTTCCATACACCATGGGTACGAAATCGTTGTACCGGCCTTGGTTTACGGCTCCTGCCGAGGTTTGCCAGTCCTTCCCATAGGCGCGCACTGCGATGGCTGGCGGAACGAACTCGATGCCTCCGAACCGATTGAGCATTCCGCGGGCCTGGCAATCTTCTCGCGTGAACGAGCAGGAAGTATACGGCGCCCCATTATTCAGATTGCCCGTGCCCCCGGGAATGTCTGCTGAGTATCCGCACCGGTAGTAACGGGAATACTTTCCGTCGGCACCGCCATCTACCGCTTCGGTCCGCTGATTCGAGGTTGCCGGAAATTGCCAGGGGCATCGGCGTTGAATCCGGATTGGCGGGAGGAGCAGACGCTGCAGGTTCATCCGGTTAACCGCAGTCAAACGGAAGGTCGATTCCCGGATCTCCTCTGGCGGATTGCAGATTCCTTGAAAGATTATCGCCGTGTCTGTTAAGGGAACCTGGTTTCGCAAATCGTAAAAGAGGAATCCAACTGTCAGCTTGGCGCCCTTCCAGCCCGTCGCCCGTTCGATTTCCGAAAAATGCGAGTCGGCATTCGCCAGAATGATTGAAATACGAGGACTTCCATCGACCCCCTGGTCGGATGCGGTCTGGATATCGAACGTGCTGTGCTGCAGAACACGGGCTGCGTACGCGGTTGCGCCTACCGTTAATGTGTGGGTACACCAGTGTTCGGTCTGACCGCCACGCAGCACGCAGTCGAAGACCAAAACCGGCGTATCCGTGACCGCTTGTTCCTTCAGCTCATAGACGGTTTGCATGAGTGATATTTATCGTCGCCGAGTGCCTGTTTACGTCAGTGGCCGTAAAGGAAAGCACGTCGTCCCGAAAGTACGCGTTTTGGTAGACGCCGCCTTGTGTGCTGGACTTGTACACCGAAGCGGAGGACTGTGGTTCCACTTGGAATCCGAAAATTTCCATCGATCCGCCCGCGGGAAGTTCAATGCCAAATTCCACGGATTGGGCCGTTCCGTCGCCCTGGCCCGAAAACGTGATCCGGTTCCAAGCCGCTCCCAAGCTTCGGTCGCCTCGGGCAGTACCCCGCAACAAAGTCACTGTCGTAGCCTGAGGACAACGGCCGTACAGGCTGCTGCAATACATGTAACCGCCCGGGGCCTGCAAGGTCTGCGAAATACTTTGCGGCCCTGCTCCGGAGTTGCTGAGGTGCCACGCGCTGGTGCCTCCTACGGGGTCGGCAACTCCTCCGGTAATGGTAAGCAGCGGCGCTTTGGTCCACGCCGCATTATCCAGTTGGTCGCTCCAGGCAAGCAGATTCGCCGTGGGATCGAGAAACGTGAAAATGTTTAAGCGCCCCTCCGTGGCCACAAAATACTGCTGGAGGGCGCTTACTTCGTCATCGGATAAGCCAGTGTACTCCAGTTGCCACTCGGTGATTTCACCTTGTGGATCGGCAAGCTTGATGGTGGTACGGTCGGCGAGGACATTCATAACAGTCCGCATGCGCCGCCGTTTCTGAACGGGAAACTGCGTTAAAGCGCCGCTTGTGAGTTGTGGGTATACCAACATGCTTTATACTCGGTTCTCGATCACTTTCAGAGAAGCCTTTCCCCGCATTTCCATCAGTGATATCAAGTCCAGCTCATCGGCTGCGAAGCTACAGTTCGGATAAGTTTGGCCGTCCCACGGGTCGGTGAACTCAAAGTTTCCAAAGCACCCTTGGTTGGCTAAGAAAAAGCCTTCCACTGCGGCCATCTCTCCCTCATCGAGCTCGTCCAAGCGGATTTCCCACTGGTACAGCGCTCCTGCGGAGTCCCGGTAGCGCTGGTCCGAGCCATCGAGAAACCGTAGCACCTGATTTTGGAATTGGGGGCTTCTCGTCGCCGGATACTGGGCCACCGCGCCGGTCTTGAGTTTGGGAAATGCCGCCATTACAATTCGTTCACCACGTCATTGATCGAGCTGAGATTCAACATCGCCTGTCGGACGGCTTGAGCGATGTCGT